GCTGAAATTGTTAATATACAAAGTTTAAATCCACAAACATTTGAGCTCCAGACTTATACTTTGGATGATATTAGTCTTATCCCTACAACAGATACATTTGGAAGTTTCGATACAACTACAGATCATATAGAATATTTTATATATGATTTAAATGGTAATATATTATTCTCAAATGTTATTGGGTACCCACGTTTCAGCCTATTAGATAATAATCTTGTTATAGATCCTGAAGCAGACTTAAAATTTCAAGGTTATACTGAAGGGAGCTATAACACATTATACAACTTTTTAAGAAATAGAGCGGGCTCAAGTCCTCTTAACCGTTATTATATAGACGAAATTAGTTCAGATAGAACTGAAATTAGACTTAATACAACTGCTATTCCTAATGATGAAGTAATATCAGGTGTAAATGACTTTATAAATTATAGAAATTCTAGTAGTGTATTTATAGATTTTTATCTTGATTTCAATGATAATAATCTTGCTATTGCTAATAATATCTTACTAGACATTACTACTAATCCAGATGATCCAACGGTATTAATTAAATTATATGAGCCGTTACCTAATACATTTGATATTCAATCACAATGTTGGGTAGTAGAGTCTATAGCTGAATCAGTAGCTTATAATATTAATATTATTCAAACCTTTGATGTTTTAGATGAAAATATTCAACTTAAGGGCCCGAATACTAATATAGCTATAAAAGACCAAATTAATAACTCTACCCCATATGCTAACTACAGCAGTTTAGTCAACAACTCATCAACGTTAGGTACAGGTAGTTTACAATACCAAATTAATAGTATTTTAGCTGAGAAAGGATTAGAGATAAACATAGACTACTCAGACTATTCTGAATTTGTGTTTTTTTCCTCAGCTAAAACTCGTTTAGAAAATTTCTACTATAAATTATCTCTAATTGATCAATATCAAGCAAATGCTAATTTAATCACAAGTACAACAAATCCTTTTATATCTTCTAGTAGTAATATTTGGTTAAATAAGATAGACGAGATTATTACTAATTTTGACGGATATGAGTACTACCTATATTACGAATCAGGAAGTACAGCATGGCCTAAAACTAACTCAACATACCCATATGTAAATGAACCAGCCAACTCAGTTAATGGTTTAGCGTTTTTAGCCTCACAATCAGTGGTAGCGGAAGATTATGACTCACAAAATAATAACCGCTTAATAAATGCTATACCATCATATTTAACTGATGATAGCAACAATGACCAATATATGTTATTTGTTGACATGGTTGGTCAAAACTTTGATAGCATTTGGGTATATATAAAAGACATAACAAATAAATATAACGCTGATAATCGTGTTGATTATGGTGTATCTAAAGATTTAGTAGCTGATATTTTACGAGACTTAGGTGTTAAAATATACCAAAATAATTTCTCAACAGACGACTTATACGCAGCTTTATTAGGTATTACACCTTCAGGCAGTTTATACAACTTACCTTACACAACCGGTTCATTACCAGTACCATCATACTCGTTTTTAGAATATATTGATAATTACGTCACTGCCTCAGCTACTGGTTCATTAGATCCTACATTTGATATAAATGCTGAGACTTATAAACGCATATATCATAATTTACCATATATTTTAAAGAAAAAAGGTACACCTGAAGGTTTACGTGCCTTAATAACATTATATGGTATTCCTGATACTATTTTACGTATTAATGAGTTTGGTGGTAAGGATAAGAACACCAACACTTGGGATTACTGGCAAAATGAATTTAACTATGCTTATCAAGGATTAGCCATCACTAGTTCTGACGGGTGGAAGGATAGAATTTTTGTTCCTTGGGAACAACTTAACTCATCTTTCACACCAATAAGTGGTGTGACTGAATCATATCCTAGAACAGTAGCGTTTAGATTTAAATCTAATGGTTTATCAACTCCAAATTTCCAACCTAGCCAATCTATAGTATGTTGGAATCAACCTAAGTGGTTTCAAATATCTTTAAGATACACAGGTTCAGGATACACCAGTGGTTCATATAGTGGTTCTATTCCTAGTTCATATAATGAGTGGGTTAATCTTACTTTAGATGTAAGTGGCTCCTCATGTAGTGTGTATTTACCATGTCTTGATGAGGATTGGTGGTCTGTAATGTGGACTCAAGAGTTTGATCCGGCTTCAGGTCCATCTCAAACCACACATACATTATACGCCGCCAACAGTATATATAATGGTTATGATGGTAATAAAATAGGATATATAGCGTCAGCTAGTTTTGTAGGTGAATTTTTTGGAGAAGATATCCCAGTAGTAGCTGGGTATAGTATTATTAATGGTAATAACTCTGTAGGTTTATTTTATACTGGAAGTTTAATATTTGGTGGTGTTTTGACTATTCCTTCAAATCCAATAAATGGTTGGGGAATAAGTTATTACCCATTTACTGGCTCATTCCAAGAAATTAGATATTACTCACAAGTATTAAATGAGAATGCATTTAAAGACTTTGTTATGAACCCAAGTTCTATTGAAGGAAATTCAATGGAGCTTTCACAACAGTCTAGGAATATCTTAGCATTAAGAATACCATTAGGAAATGAACTATATAAGGACATTACATATGTTCCTTATTCTACAGCATTCCTAACTAGTTCATTATCAATACATCCTGCTGTAACAGGTTCATTACCTATAACATCTTCATTTAAGAGTACATCACAGTGGCCAAACTCATCCTCAGCAATTTTCTTTGGACAAGTAGCTTCTGTATTTCAACCTAACTCTGGAACATATTTTTATGATCAAGTACCAGCAGGTATACAGAATGCTGTGTCAGAGAAAATCCAAAATAAAAATATAGTACTACCATATACTGGTAGTGACAGTAATATACCTGACAATAAAGTATTATCACCGTTTATATCAGTCCAACAGCAATTTGCAATAAGTAGTTCTTATACAAATAATGTTGATTATGTTGAAGTAGCATTCTCACCTCAAAACGAGATAAACGAGGATATCAACGATACCTTTGGATACTTCAATATAGGCGACTATATTGGTGACCCACGTTATATACCGTCTAGAAACACTAGTTATACCGCGTTAGATGCGTTACGTGACTTCTATTTTACAAAGTATAAGTCAAATTATAATATTTGGGATTATGTAAGACTTATTAAGTTCTTTGATAACTCACTATTCAAGATGATCCAGGATTTTGTTCCTGCCCATACTAGTCTAGCATCAGGTGTTGTAATCAAACAACATTTATTAGAACGCAATCGTTACCCAACCCCACAAATAGATTTATACACAACTCAATCTGTTTACGGAAGTGGTAGTACTCCTGTTTGGAATAGTCCTAATATTTTTGAAGACATAACAATAACAGGTTCAATAAGAGCTATACCTGGAATACTGGATGGTCAAAGAATATACACATCATCTACTGACTATGAGTCATTTCCTATTGAACAAGTAACAGGTAGTTCAGGTGGAGTCATGCCTCAATTTAATGGAACTGCGTCTACTAACTTATATGTTAATATTACTCAAAGTTGGGCAGGTACAACTCCAAGTTTACTTGGTAATGTAGTATTTACTCAATCAAATCAAGATGAATTCTTTAATGGTGAGTTTAGTGGATCTGTTATATTAGCTGAAGATGGTAAATTAAGTAATTGTTTATATTTATACGCTGATACTACAGAAACTAAATATAAACCAATATTTTATAAGTCAACCCAATTATTAGGGCCTAATAATTCCCTCAATGTATTCCTCAATGCTAATACATCACCAAATCCTGGTGAAATATATTTATACTGGGATTCAGGTAGCTTCAATACAACTGTAATTAATACAGGAGGAGGTGGATCTGTTCCTGGAGGAGGCGGCGGAGGAATACTTTAATTAAAACTGTTATAAATATAAAACATGCCAGTAACACCAGCATATACAGTAGGAGTAAAATACATTAAAGTCGCTAAACTAGATAGCGGCAGTGTAGACCAATCTATTCAATTACAAAACTTGACTGATATCAGAATTAAATTTTCTGATATAGTTAATCCTGTACAATATAATGTAGCTTCTATAGCGGAATACCCAACATATTATCTTTATACTATTGTACCATTAAATATTACATCATCTGCTGATCAGGAAATATTAGATTATGAGGTGTCAGCAAGTTCAAATATAAAAAATAACTTAGTTGGTGAAAGAATATTCACTATAAGTAATTATACTAATGTAACAGGAAATTCATTAAACTATTTTACTGCTTCATCTGGCTATTGGACTTTAGGTAATACTCCAAATATATCATTGGATGTTACATGTAGTGTAAGTTGGTCATATAGTGGAGTAGGTCTTCCTAATAATAATCAAAATATTTCATTGTGGGATACTATAAATGATACTTATACTTACTTAAGTATAGTACCATCACCTTCTTCACAAAATAATTGGACAGCATCGGGTTCAGTTACTCCTTTAGAAAATTCTCAATATATAATAAGAGTAGATACAGGACTTCAAGGATCAATAACTTCAACTTTATACTCAGCTAGTTTACTTATCACCCAATCATACGCTACTGATTCATCTAATTATGATATAGTAGTACTTGAACCATATGTTGGAGCTAATTTTTATAATAGTGATTGTAATGTAGTTCAAAACAATGTTGACATAAGCACAGTTAGTCCATTTTACATGGATGTTGACTTTACAAATAGTCCAATAGTTGCCCAAAATCAAGCCGCTGTATTAAATGGTACAGCTACTCGTGCTCAAGTACAACAATGGAACTATACTTATTTCTCCCAAATAAGTGGAAGATATTTAGGTAAACAGCAAAATGCTATAGCATTAAATGAATATACTGGTCCAACTGCTTATACAAATGGTACATCATCTGTTTATGGATATACAGGTTCATGGCCTGGAGACTCAACCTCTCCTAGTATACCTGTTCCCGGAAATGTAGTGATACAGTGGTTAGACAGTTGCATTTATGAAATAAATTGGGGTGGAGGAGGATATCCTGAAAATACTAATGGTGGAGGCATAAGTGTAGGAAATATATACTTGGTAGGTGAAACTAAAGATGATGTCGCTATCATCAAACCAGGTACTGATATATATTATGACATTTTAGAAAAGACATTCCCATCTGGTTCACCAGCGTTCCAGTATCAATATACTAATATTAATGCTTTACCTAATCAGCTTAGTATATCATATCCGGCTTTAGGATTACCTAATGCTAAATATTATATGGCATCTAATTTTGGTCTTATAGGTGGTGCAGGTACCATAAGTGGATATTTTTATCCAACTTCAAGTAATATATTTAATTATGAACCATATATATACTTTCCAACATCATTAACTTCTAGTAATATACCTAATGCTTATATTGATAATAATGGATATTTAAGCCAACAAAATCCTTTTTCTCCAAATTCTGACACAATATATACTATGGTTAATCAAATATCTTCTAGTTTAAATAATGGAGATAAATGGTTTATAAGTTTATATAGTGGTAGTGGTACAATTTTTACCTTAACATCTGGTTTACCCACATCAAGTAATAGCTCAAATTTAAGTCAATATGGTTCTCCATTTGAAGTATCAAACGCTTATATGTCAGGTTCTCCATCATCAGCTTATATAACATTAAAAACAGGTTCAGGAATATATGATGTGAATCAATATTTTTTAGGAAGTCCTAATCCATTAACTATAGGACTTTCAGGAAGTAATTTCGTACCAACCACAGGACTCTTAATAACCAAAGCCGACTACCCAACAAATGGACTAACTGTATTTGGAGTTCCTAGTCAAAACTTTGGAGGAGTAGGACCAGGTTATATATTATCTCAATATCCAAAGCGTGTAATAACTGAAAACATTGATTACATTCTCAAAACGTACGGTAATAAACCTTAAACTTGATATATTTATAATAAATAATTAATTAAAAATGGGATATTTAAATAACACTATTGTAACAGTAGATGCTATCTTAACAACTAAAGGTCGCCAATTAATGGCTCAAAATGACGGTTCATTTCGTATTACTCAATTTGCATTAGCTGATGATGAGATAGATTATACATTATATAATCCTAACCACCCTTCTGGCTCTGCATACTATGGAGAAGCTATTGATAATATGCCTTTACTTGAAGCGTTTCCTCAAGAAGACCAAGTAATGAAATATAAACTAGTTACATTACCTCGTGGTACCGCTAAATTACCTATTTTAGATTTAGGTTATACTGCCATTGTAATTAAACAAGGTGCATCATTAGCCATCACACCCCAAACACTAAATTACTTAGGTGGAAACACATTTGAGACAAGTGGATATACAGCAACTATAGGTGATGTAAGAACAATGCAAACATTTGAAGGTGTTGGTATTAATACTCCACAAGCTACCGCTTTAAATACTACTACAACATTAGGTACAAGTGTATCTAAAACAGTAGTTGGTACAACTATAAACTTACGTGCTACAACAGTGAACACGTTATTTGGTACTAATAACGCTTTATACACTACATTAACTGTAGTAGGTAGAGATAGTGGTGCTAGATTATCTATTCCTGTAACTGTAACAAAAGTATCCTAAAATATAAAATATAAAATATTATGGCATTTAGTCCTTTAGCCCCTGAAGATTTTGTAGTAAGCTCAGACGCCATTTCAGCCACATTATGGTCAAATGGTAGTCCTACTTTAACTTCATTTTTCACATCTTCAACCCAAGAAGCTGGTTCTTCAGGAGATTTCTATTTAAACATATACCAAACTGCATCTACAGACGCCGCTGCCTCTATTCAATTTGCTGTTGCTTATGGTAACGCTGATGGTAGTGGTAGTGCCAATTATAATAGTGCTGTTGATGGAAAATCACCCACAGGAACTATATTTGGACAATGGCAGGATTTAGTAATTGGTGATGAAAATACTAATTTTACATTCGCAACTATTACATCATCTCAATTCTATGCTCTAACATTTGATAGAGCAAGATACAAAGAGTCATTATTCTTAGGTTCCTTGTCTCTAACATTATCAGGTAGTTCAGGTTCAATAACTTTAACTGATAACAGTAATTATGTTTCTGCTGTACAATACACTGAAGCTGGTAGAGTATTCCAACTTATAACTGGATCTCAAGGTGCTAAAGCCACTATTGGTAATGCTAATACAGCAGACGGATACTCAAAGAATTCAGGTTCTTATGGTTGGTTATTACCTGATATTGGTACTATAATATTAAATCCTCTAGCATTGGCTGACTTTGCAACTAGTGGTGGTATTGGATTCCAATATAGTGGTTCATCAACTGGTTCAGTTTCACCAAATACTCCTCCTAACAGAAGTATGTATCAAGCAATAAGTGGTGGAGCTAGTTTTACTATTAATAGTCAAGAAACAATAACATCTGATTATGTGTTTGTTAGACCAAGAAGTGCAGAATACAACTACTCAGAAAACCCATCATATATCTCAGGTTCAACTGGTGAGGTAATATATCCTTACTTTATCAATAACCCACAGACATATATTACTACAATTGGATTATACAATGATACTAATGAATTACTAGCTGTGGCTAAGTTATCTAGACCATTACTTAAGAACTTCACGAAGGAGGCATTGGTAAGAATTAAGCTTGATTTTTAATGAATGATAGCATACAAACAATTTTTAGCATCTGACGTCATAGTGACACCATTCCAGGTAAACAAATCGTTTACCTTTAGTGGTTCAGATTTAACTGGTTCTACTGTTGGTATAGATAGATTTTTGGGTAAGAACATTAACTCTAACCCATTCATATCTGGGTCAAACCCAACAACAGGATATATATCAACCCAAGATCAAGAACTAGTATACAACTCAATAAAACAACTGTATTATAGTAACTATCTAAGTTCTAGTTATGGTGATAATGTAAATACAGCTAGTTTAGTTCCTGGTAATAATACAGAAGGAAATGTTCTAGTAGGTACTACCCCTTCACCAGGGATATATGACACTTATAATCAAACTACATTAACATTTGCTAAATCATTCCCAACTAGCTCTAATGAGTTTGTTGGAGTAATATCAGTACCATCTCGTTTATTTGGTGATTATATTCAACCTAACTCATTTACATTTAAATTCACCTCTGGAAGTACATTTACATTAACTGATGATGGTGAAGGTAATCTAAAATCAGGTAGTGTTATAGTTGGTAATGTGTTCTATCCTCACGGTATGGCTGTTATAACAGACCAAACACTAGCATCTGGTTCTATTGTAACATTAAACGCTACATGCTCATTCTCATCCTCATACACTATATATGAGACCCAATATAAATGCACATTCAGAGAAAATGAGTTTAACTATACGTTAAACCCAACCCTCCAGTCTGATACAAGTGGGTCAGTATATTCTTATACAACAAGTTCACAGTGGTCACCATATGTCACAATGGTTGGTTTATATGATGAGGCTCAAAATTTATTAGCTATAGGTAAGTTATCTCAACCCCTACCTACTAGCGCCACCACAGACACTACAATATTAGTAAATATAGATATGTAAAACATGCTACAGGTTATGAATCCAACATATGTTGAGGATCTTATTAATGACCCAACATTTGATATAAATAAATATTATGGTTATGTTTACATGACAACTAACCTAGAAAATGGCCGTCAATATATAGGCAAGAAAATATTCAAAAATACCAACAATAAGAAATTAGGTAAAAAAGAATTAGCTGCCTTACCCACACAACGCGGTCGTACCCCTACCAAGAAAAAAGTAATAACAGAGTCTAACTGGAAGACATATTATGGTTCAGCGGACGAAGTTAAGGAATGGGCTAAACATACTCCACCTGAAAAATTACAACGTGTGGTATTACGTCTATGCCTGTCCTCGAAAGAGTTAACATACTACGAGACTAAATACTTATTTGAATATGATGTATTATCAGACGATAAACGTTGGGTAAACAATAACATATTGGGAAAATTTTTCCCAAAAGATTTGGCTACCCAAATGTAGGATATTATATTATAAGTTATATGATAAATCAAGCTTTAGTTGCAATAATAAATTCTGTTTTAGGTAGTGGTAAAGCCACATCTAAGGGCAATTATGCTTACTACTGCCCATTCTGTAAACATCATAAACCTAAACTTGAAGTTAATTTCACTGATAATAAGGAAGGTATTAACCCATGGCATTGTTGGACTTGTGATAAGCGAGGTAAGAAACTAGTACAACTACTCAAAGCCTTAGATACACCTAAGGAAAAAATAATGGAGTTAAAGTCATACCTTAAAATTGACACACAAGATACTATATCAGTATCAACAGATAAAGTACACCTACCTAAAGAATTTATCTCATTAATTAACCCATCTAAGTCAGTTATGGCTAAACATGCTATAACATATCTCAAGAAACGTGGTATTAATGATGATAATATTATTAAATACAATCTAGGATATTGTGAATCTGGAACTTATGCTAACCGAATAATAGTACCGTCATATGATGAAAATGGTGTATTGAACTATTTTACAGCACGTAGTTTTGAGAAAGACAATCCGATGAAATATAAAAACCCAAATTCATCTCGTAATATTATTCCGTTTGAGTTTTTCATAAATTGGGACTTACCTCTAATATTATGTGAGGGACCATTTGATGCTATTGCCATAAAACGTAATGCTATTCCATTACTTGGTAAAAATATACAGTCCAATCTTAT